CGTGCTAGATAATGCAGAAGATATATATTTAGTGTACCCTTTTCGGGTCTTTACGCTCCCTGCATCATCTAACTCCACATTCTTCATCTCTGCAAGTACATCAGGCGCTAAGTCAACTGCAGGCACGCTATAATCTACAGTTTTCCAAGGTCCAAACGTAATTGCATCAGCATCAATAGCCATTAGGTCAATGATCCTTCCCTAACGTCAAATACAAACTGATTAACTGCTGATTGATTCAGGTATCCCTTACTACCTATTTTACTGACACTATCGCCATTAATTTGAGCCTGTATCCCGTATCCGATTCTCAAGTTTCGTTGCATCAATTCAAACTCAGTACCTGCGCCATCAAGATCACCCTTTTCAGAGTAAAACATCGAACTCAAACCAAACAATAAACAATTCTGAAACCATCTCGGACAATACTTTTGCAAATCAGTACTGTCGTAACTTGAACTCATCTCAGGAAATGCTTGATTATACCAATAATTAACAGTCTGTACACTATCTGGAACAGGATATGCTAATACCGTTACTGCTCCAGTACTAGTACTCATACCTGAAATTATTAAATCTGTAACCGTACCCGTTTCGCTATAATCAGGATCAGTATCTTCCAGCCAATCCAATGGCCTAAAGTTTACCTTACTATTATTAGTATAATTCTTAGCTAAAATAGGAGTCTCAAAATCACTTGCTAAATCAGAATCTTGATCTGTAGCCGCAGTCGTAATTGTGCCTTTTTTGCGCCTGAAATACCAATTAGGAGACTCTCCCATTAGCATCGCTGACACTATGTCAATGTATTTGTACGCATTATTAGTAAACGTTGATGAAGATGCAGTTAACCCGCACCTCCTCAACGATATAGTCATTAACTCAGAAAGAGTCATATTACATATGCGCTATACGAGCAAGCGCCTCCGCGTCTTGTAATTCACTGTCAAAATCCATAGATCCTGTACTTATATGATTACCCATCCGCCAGTTTTCAACCCAAATAGTAACAGCCTCTGGCCCTTTTTCTACCACGCCTTCAGGCGGAAAAGGAACAAAACCGTCGTATTCTTGTTCTACATACGCGTCTGTTTCAGTTTCATCTGCCTGAGATATATTACGAATACGTAATGTAGTAGTATTAGAATCCCTAACGGCTTCTCCGTTCGACCGCATATACTCACGAGCTTGTTGGTTGACGTCTCCTGACTTCTTCTTTCTTACCGGAGGGTTCCCCAAAGCTCGATTAATAAGAGACTTAGTAGATTCATCAGCGTTAAGAATAACCTTTACCAATTCTTCGCCCGCAGACAAAGGCTTAGCCGGAGCCCGTCGAACATCTTCCACAGGCTTATCCTCATTAAGCTTGGACAAATCGCTCCTTAGCGTCGTACTTTCAGTCATTACTTTTTCCTCGATGTTTTACGTTGCGGCTTCGCCTTAGCCATTTTTCGGCCGGTCTTAGCCGCATAACGTTTAGCCGCTTGCTTGCCGGCTTTGGAATATGAAAAATGCTTTCCGCCAACTTTTGGCATAGCAATTCTCCTTGTAAATAAGGTGAGGGCACCGCCTCGATGCCCCCACCTTAGTGATACTACTAATCCAACAGTCCGTTTAGCATAATCGGCCCATACTCGGTCGACGCTACGACAGCCAAAGCATAACCTACAATCGGCTCAGTTTGAGCATCTTTAGGCTGCACAGCACCAGCGGTGCCGTCAGACGTTGTTAGCTGCTGACCTATTGCCCACGCATTATCTGCTAAGCATGTAGCAATACCCTTAGTCTGAATCCATCCAAAATACCCAGATGTCATACTAACCATAGTTACACCAGACACCAAATAATCAGTGCCAGCCGTAGCAGCATGAACATTATTAAATGGGCCAGGTGTAAGAGCAAAGTCAGTAGCACCCGTAGAAAGTGCAGTTATAATAGGATCGTAAAGCGTAAACTCTACAGCATCACTACTAGCTGCACCATTAGTTTTAACTCTGTAAGTAAAACCTTCACCATCACCATCGGTGGTATGCAGGTACGACCCTGCATAATCATTAGCTGATACACCTTGAAAATCAGCAGGAGGTCCAGAACTTCCTGACGCCGTCAAAGTGACTACCGATGACCCAGCACCTCCAGTAGCAATAGTACCGTCTGAAATTTCAACGGCACCACCAGTAGAGAAATCTGGGCCTACAAGTTTACCTACAGTACAAGCAGCATCAAAATTGGAGTAACGGAAAACACGTCCGTCAATCAATTCCAACCGCTGCCCTAGCGGATACTTAGCAGTTGAAGACTCTTCATAAATACCTTGATTGCCTTCAGCTGAACCACCTATAGTCCCGCCAACTTCATAATTAAGGTTATCGTTACGTGACATTTTTATTTACCTTTCCCTATGAGCAGGGGTAAACCTCCATTGGCTTGGAGGCAGGATATTAAGTAAACGTAGTAGCAACCCCCAAACGACGGGGATTATTAATAACGAGCTGACATCCAAGTACAACAAACGCAACCTTCGCGAACTGATTTACAGGCTCCTTAAAAGGAGTCTTTGCGAAGTTCTTGTTTGCTTGGATCTTCATCTTGATGTAATTGTCATTCAGCATATACAAATGCTGCGAAGCGCAGTCACGATCATAACGGACAGTAGCACCACGGAAATTTGGCATACCCGCATCAGCTGCTCCGCGAGTACCGGCTTCCAACCGCGCATAACCGGTCGACTCAAAGATCTCTTGAAGGTCGCCAAAAATGGTTAGCGTAGTGAAAATATCCGTAGGTGTTTCATTACCTTCCGAACAATCGTTCCAGAGCGACGACATACCAGTGAGGCCAGCGTAAAAGTCACCAGACTTCGAATCTACATCAGTAGACGAAGTATTGGCCTTATTACGCCACCAGGTATTAGACGCACGATTGATACCACCAACAGTACCCGAAGTAGCAGTATCAGCAATGAGATCCTGGAGACCCAGAATCGACTTACCAGACTGCGCACTGTAGAGCGCCGCATTGATGGCATCCCGAGCAGACATCATCGACTGCTTGGTCTTAGCTTCGAGCAATCGCATAGCACTGTCGCTCTTACGATTCTCATCTTCTTCAGTCATAGAAATCGTAATAGGAACAGCATAGTAACGCCACGGGAAGAAAGCCGCAGTGATACCATCAACAGCATCGGTACCAACGGTGTCATACCCGTCGAACCAAGTACCGCTATTTTTGCCGTACATTACGTCTTCTTGGATTTCTTTGCCGCCTGCCTCTACTTCTGCTTTCGCGTTAAACATACGCAGTGTCGGATACGCGTCAAAAATCGTATCAGTCAACCGCTTACGCTTAGAGCGCATTGTTAGAGTCCAAGCAGCATCCCAAGTTTCAGTACTACTCGTAGCTGCCATTATTCAAATCCTATGTTCTTTAGTCCATCGAGAACCTGATTAGTATCAAGTTTACCCGATGAATTATTATTGGAAGGTACAGAACGCGGCCCAGGCCCAGTCCTATTGGGCTTAGTAGCGTCCTGAGGAGCAGGAGATTGCAGACCCCCATTATACGATAATGCTTTTTCATATCCTTGCAATACCGTATACGGTCTATCTGTCTCTGGATTGGTTTTTCCGCGAAAATATGCAATGTCATCCTGCATTTTCCAGATTGCATCACCATGAGCGGCGGTAGCTTCATCAATCTCCGTCTGAATTTGAGATTGTGCCTGCTGCTGTTGTTGCTGTTGACCCTGTTGGTAAGTCTGCAATATCTGACCTACACCATTTTCCACCGTCCCTAAACGCTCTAGATACGGTTTAACGATGGCCTGAGCGATAGATTCTACAGCAACGGCAGCGTCATAACCTTCAGACTCAGCCGTGATACCCAGTGACGGCAAAATTGAACCATTTTCCGTGGATTGTGGTTGTTCTTCTTTATCCTGGGTGCCTTCAATTATACGAAGATAACGCTCCTCGGTTTCGCGCATGCGCTTTTCTTGGTTGCGCAAATCCATATTAGTACGATTTAGAATCGACTGTTGCTGACGCGCAACTTTCTGAAGAGGTTGATATTCATCTGGAACATCATTAATATCCCCAGATAACCAATCAAACTGCACTGGATCAAACTCTTCTTGCGCCTCAGTAAATTGGGCGTCATTAGCTGCGGGGTCAGCTGACTGAACTCCAGCGTCTGGTCCGATAGGCTCTTCTAATCCTGCCCCAAAGACGCCTTCGCTGACCTCTTCGCTAGATTCAACCGGCTGTGTAGCTTCTGACATATGTCATACTCCTTACAATTATATAAATTCGGGAACTGAAATTATAGGGTTAATAACGCTAAAGCCAATTCTGCAAGTTCCCGAGTTTTTGCAGAAGCTCTAACTTCCCTAGTATTAATATCTACAACTATAATTGGACGCGCACATTCCTTTTCTTCCCCTACCTCAAATTTAACCTCTGCCAATACCATCGAGCGCCTCCTTTTCTAAACGTTTAATATCTTCTGGACTATCAATCCATCCACCAAGCTCTTTAGATTCTTTCTTCTGTGGAACAATCTCTTTTCCCCTACCTTGATACCCAGGAGGACGTTCATGGTGTCGCGATCCTTTTACCGAATCTGCGGCTTCAATTACGTCAAACTGTTTTAACAGGCGTTGCTTATGAGAATAGTCTTCTACAATGCAACCAAATCCCGGATGATACTTCCCATACATCGACGCAGCATTAGGATTAAACGTAGAAGGTCCAGTAATCCTGCCATAATGAATGCTCATAGACTTCCCACAACACTGAGGAGCTCCAGTAATAATATCACATTCTTCTGCGCCACACTTAGCGCAAAAATAGTCATGATTTATAGCCATTTATGCGCCTTGTCCCGATAATGTAGCTACGTCCGCTGCGGCAGCCTGAGCAGTTTCTTGAGCGTTCTGTCTTACCTCACTTATAATACCACCTTGACCGCCTTCTACCAATCGTCCGTCCACACTTGGTTGAGATCCAGCCCCTTGAGGCTGTGCTACCATTTCTTGATGCATCTGTACATGCTGCATTGCAACCTGCATTACTAGCTGCTGTATCTGGGGAGGTACTTGAGCGAATTCAGGTCGCTGTGACAATGCCTGTGGATTCTCTGCTTGAATATGCGCAAAGTGATCCATTCCTTCAGTAACTGGAGGCATCTGGCCCTGCATCAATAATCCAATTTCCATCTCTATAAGCGCAAGTGCGTCACCTCCAGCCATGCCTCTTAATAGTTTCTCTGGAGTAGCACGCCTAAACCCGCGCATTAACATCTTATTAACTTCTACCTGATCTACTAAAGGATTAGCCATTAACCTATCATACAACAAAATAGTATTCTGCTGTTCAATTTCTTCTATCATTGGTTGCATTGACTGAGCATCAACTCTTAAAGCAAAGTCATAATTAAACGACTCCGTAGTCAACACACTATACTCTGCTTCAGCATCCTCGTCTGCGATATTGATAATAAAGTTATGCGGTGTGTACCGAAAGTCACGCCACGCTCTAAAATTATTAGTCGTTATATCCTCATATACTTCCGCAACAGCTTGCTGCATCCATTCCCTATTAAGAGACGACTGACCTGCGAGAAGTGCAGATTCCGTAGCAGTCTTTCTACTTGCACCTTGTTGAGCTAAGTCTCCAACATGTAGTGACTGCTCTTCATAACTACGCGCATCCGATTCTAATCCTAACTGATCTGTTGGGACAGCGCCCCAATTAGCTTCCTGAATACTCTGCAAAGATTTAACCGCTACAATATCACCATCCTCAGCATCTTTAAGTTTCTTCTCTAACTGAGAATTCGAGCCAAGTTCAGACTCTTCCGCAAAAATCACACGAGCAAAACGCTTCAAGACATCTGCACGCCGCGATACAGATTCAATAATCAACGCCTGTAAATCTTCAATGTACTCCATCGGCGGTATAGGATAGAACGAATCATTAAGATCAAATCGCAATGGAATATACTGAGTACCATTCTTTAACAATGATCCAGGAAGAGGCGTTGATCCTATAATCCTATTGTTTGAAATTTGAGCTGATACGTTCCCAAACGGATGGGGTACATCTTCGATCGGATCTTCTAAATGATCCAAGAAAGTATGCAATCGGCCATCAATACGATTATGTACCTCATAAATCTTAATCGTTTTCTTATCGCCTTTGATCCTATTAACTATCTCATCTTCTTCATCATCATATAAATCTGCGCCAAGCCGTCCATACTCTGTGCCAGGTTGCAAATCCTCAATCGCATCCAATCCTTCTGGCAACGTATAACGAGGGTCGTCACGCACAAACTTAAAAGGTACTTCAATCTCTTCAATTATATAATACGCATATCCAATGCTCTGCGGCGGACAGTCAGGATCAGGGAATATTCGAAATGGATCTTTACGCATATAACACGTAAAGCCCTCGCGCATAACGTCATTACTTGTATACGGAGGGAAAGAATCAGTACCTGTAGGATTCCAACCAAACTTACCCCAACCTACTCCGCAAAAAGCAGCGTCAAAAATCTGTTGATGCACTTCGACTTTTGCGTTCATTAACTTTAAGGCACTGTTTGCAGACTTCTCCATTATCCGCGACGTTTCGCCCCAATCAATTCCAAGCCTTTCATACAACGGCTCAGCCATTACATTAATATGCGGATAATTAAAAGCCAACGAAGCCAACATCTGACGCATAATCGGATACATTCGCGACAGACGAATAGTCTTTTCTTCGTCGAGTCCCGGAAGATCTAGCTTCAATGCGTAGGCATCGAGCAATCTTTGCCACGTTTTGTGGCGCTCGTCCATCGCATCTCTGGCAGTTTCTATCTGACTATGCCAAAAAGTTTTATCAGCAGCGTCCATAAGTTCAATTCATAGTAACGTGATAACGACCAACACTCCGTCCATCATCATCAAGGTCGTCAAGAATTTCTTTGCCATTCCCATACAGCTCATCAGCGTCTTTAGCCATCGGACGATAGAAGTGAATCATGCCGTAGCGCCATTCATCAGCCGCGTGATCTTCAGCATCTGTATTCAAATCTTCTATATTCTTTTCATCGCGAGGCAACGCTGGAACTGTACGAACGAAGTGATCATTCCATCCGTCAAATACTTTAAAACTTCCATGCACTAATGCGTCTTTACATGCTCGCCAACCGTTAATACGGTCATTGTTCGCACGAGTCAAATACAATCCTTCTTCCTGGAATACATCTGCAGGACTCTTAGTGTATCTCTCATGCAATCTTCGTTTAGTCCACATAGACGGATCAGCATAAATTAATGTCGGGGGTCTTCCGCCTGTGAAAGGGCACGATTCAATTCGTCGTCTGATCTCTCTAGCGTGTTCCGATCCCGTTCTTTCCCCCTGATAATATTCCAATATACGCCATACAATACCATCATAGTCGATAGCGTATAACCCAAAAGATGAAGGAGCAACTTCACCATAGTCCATCGCGCCGTATAACGGCCAGTCAACAGGTATCTCAAACGACGGTTTAACAATCTCATTATGTTGCCACATCGAAAAATACTGCCCTGGATAAATATCCCAGTCACCGTCTAAATACGCTCTCCGTAAATGCTCATCTTTTATTGACTTTAGAATCTTTATATACGCCGGATCCGCATCCATCAGTGCTGGGTTATCATATACCTTTGCGGGTATGTATGTGTAATCCTCAGCCTCTTCTACTTCATTCTCATATATCTTATCTACCCAAAGACGCTTCACCCATAAATGCCCTACACCTCCAGGGTTCCCAGTCGCCCACATCACAGGTTTAACTCCAGCCTTAGAGGTTCGATTTGAGGTACTTAACATCTGCCACTGGAACTCAGTAAACTGTGTCACCTCTTCTACAAATATATAATCGAACTCTTGACCTTGATACTGAAATACATCATCTTCGTGTTCTGAATGTCCGAACATTAACTGTGAATTATTCGGCAAATACAATACATTCTCACTCTTGTTGTACCAGTTCCGCATCTCAGGAAACTGTCGAAACAATGGCCTCACATGATTACCATCAAGCTGTTTAAATGTCCTACGAATTATTAACCCTGTAGTCCCAGGATGCTCCATTAGCATCGTCAGCATGATTAATCTGCCGCCGTGACTCTTCCCTCCACCTCTCGCGCCTCCGTAGAAAGGATGCCTTATACCTGATTTCACTACCTCAAGAAGCTGAAACTGCTTCGGCTGAAGCCTGAAATCGAACTTTAGGCTTTCTGTCTGTATTTTTGTTCTGGCCATGAGCAGACTTCACATTCCTTATATCTTCGTATTGAGGCATAAATAACTCAGCAATATCGTGTTCTTCAATACCTAAGCGTCGATCTTCATCTACTATGTTTTTACATACTTCAATACAATCAACTGGATCTACATTAAGTGAATCGAGATAGATTTTCATC